GCGTTTTTGTGTATCGGAATGGGACACCCAGTTGGGCATTTCACGGGTGACATCTTGATCTAAACCCCAAACCCATCTAGGACTTTCAAAAGGATAGGAATTAGCAAAAATAGGGGAACGTTTAAGGTAGGAAATCTGATCAAATCTAAGGAATTTTGGCATATCTGCTCCAGTTTTAAGAGCATCAGTATAAATTAACTTCTTTCGTGCGAAACAACTTTGAAGGGTATGGTGGTTATAGAAAACAACAGCTTCATCTGAAACACCTAAAACATTATCATCGCCTTGGAAATTGGCTCTGACATGATCAAGGTAGGACCTAAATCCTCTAAACTTTGGGGGAGCAAGCTCATCCCAAGCATAATAAAAATAAAATTGATTGAGCAAAGTATTAAAACTAGCAGTAAGCAAACAACCCGATAGCATTCCATGGGTCCACATATATACATTATTATCTACAGCAAGTTGAGCAAAAAGCTGGTCTTCTGTGACGCCTAATGCGGCACAAAGTTCTACAGAATAAGTTTCATACAAACGAATAACAAGTTTATTAACCATACACATACATTCAATAAGCGCCTGATAGGAATTGTGACCATCCCATTCCTGGAAATCACCAGCTAAAAATTTTGTGCCTTTCTCTCTCAAAAAAGTGGCCAAGCCATGGCCGTGAGCGAAAGAATAAATATTGGCACCAATAGAAGATTGACATTTTATCACAGTTGCAACTTGGATTTTAAGGAAAAACATAAGAAATTTACGGAGAATTACAGTGAAATGGACGGGGGATGAAACAATAGTCCGGGTTTTACCGGCTGCTACTTTGGCTAAGGGCCTTCTCTCTGATTTACAAAGATCTTGCCACAAGATATGAGCACGTTTGCCCGAGGACATCTGGGCTATACTAGCATCTACAGCTTCTTTCAAAATATCATTCATTACACCATCATCACTGATAAAAGTGCGTTTTCCAGGCAACCCCTTACGGAGATGAATCCAGGGCAAGCCAGCAGATGTTGACAAAACTAAAGGGGAAGAAAATCTACCGTCGCCTTTAATGGCAACTTCATCAGAAACACAGGACAAAAAATCAAGAGGGTTAAGGAGGTTTTTATTAACACTATCTACAGCTAAATCATAATACATATCACAGATACTGTCGGAAACATGGGAAAGTCGTTCCACATCAAATTGGCCAGCCATAGTGCCAGCCTTTGCAAGGGATTTATAACGAACATCAATAATTTCAG